TATGCATCCAATTATCTCGTTAAAAGTAAACTTAAGTGACTGCGTTTTCAGAGTATTAAGACAAGGTATTCGGATAATTTTACTTGTTTTCGGCTCACAAACCTACAACTAATTTTTCAATCTACCAAATAAATGTATGTTATTATATGCAAAAACAACGATTATGTACAGAATAACGAACATTATACGTTAAAGCATATAATTAAAAAAACCACATCTAAATCAATAGTGTGGGTTTTCTAACCAAAATTAACCAATTATGAAAATCAAATATAACAATTATTTCAATACAAACGCATAAATTGTAATATTTTTTTATTCTACACTATTTATATCAATTCTAAATAACACATAAAACGTTAAACATAAGGAATTTATTTATAGTTTTGGGTAACTATAAAAATTAACTTATGAAAGTAAGACTGAAACCACACGAAGCAATCGCATTAGGATTAGAAGTTAAAAAGTATATTGGTGATGGATTTCCAAAGTACTATTTAAATGAAAGTAGAAAAATACAGTTAGATAAAATTAGGGATTTTCATAACTCTAACTTTGCAGAAGTTAAAAGGACTTTAAATAAAGATGGCGAGGTAATAACCAAAGTAGAAAAGCTAATCCCCGATTCTTTAATAGACATTCCATTAAACCACGAAATAAAAAGAGTTAGTACAAACGTTTCAACAAAGCAACAATGGGTAATAACCGAGCCTATAAAGACCGTAGACGTTGAAAAGGAAATTGATTTCTTAAGTATTTTTAATGATAAGATTAAGCCATTATATGTAAATAAAACAAACGATTTTGATGTTTCAAGTTTTGATAGAGCAGTTTATACAGATGTTCATATAGGAATGGACGTAAACAAAGACGGTCATTCTCTTTACGATGGTCTTTGGAATGAAACTGAAATATTTAAAAGATTAGAAACTTTTGTAAATTATATTGCAGAAAATCAAAAGTCAAATACTTTATTCTTAAATGATTTAGGTGATTTCATGGACGGCTTTGATGGATTTACAACTCGTGGCGGTCACGCTTTGCCTCAAAATATGGATAATCAAAAGGCGTTTGATATTGGTTTAAAATTTAAAATTGCTATGATTGACGCTTTAATAAAATATTATAGCGATATTAGGATTGTAAATATTTGTAACGACAATCATTCAGGTAGTTTTGGATATATTGTTAATAGTGCTTTTAAAACTTATATTGAATTAAAATATCCTGATAATGTAACTGTAACTAATCAACGTAAATTTATAGATCATTATATAATAGATAATCGTTGTTTTATACTCACACACGGTAAAGACGATAAAAGCCTTAAATTCGGCTTTAAACCACAAATTGACGCTATGCAAATTGAAAAGATTAAAAACTACATTGATGAGTATAAATTGCATAGTTATCAAATCGAGTTTGGTAAAGGGGATAGCCACCAATTAATATTTGATTTAACGAGTTCAACAGCTTTTGAATATCAAAACTTCGGAGCGTTTTCTCCGCCATCTGACTGGGTTAAAACGAACTTTAAAAATACTAAAAGTTCATTTACAATAATGAATTACTTTGAAAATCAAAAAACAATTAATAACTTTATATTTTGATAATCCTACTAACAATATTATTCATTTGCGTTTTAATTTGTATCTTTGACGATAATACACCGAGTTTATGAAAACAATTCACGAAAATAAAGTTATGATAAATCCGCCCGATAATTCAAAGCTGGAAGAAATTCAAAAGAAAATGAAACGTCTTTTAGAACAAGGTAGAAACGATGAGAAAATCAACGCTCAATATCGAGCATTAATAAATAAACAATGAAAACAATTAGACGATTATTAGGACTGTACACCGAAGCTGAATTAATAGCTTTTGGGAATACTATGTATAACAAAGAGAAAACAAATGCAAATGGCGTAACTCACGCAGACGTAAGTAATTTTAAATGGTTATTGAAAATAGAGAAATGAAACAACCAAACTATAAACTAGGAAATCGCACTTTAATTGGTAGTGCAATATTAGTATTAATTATCTTTTTGCTTTGCAGTTGTGGCGCAAGAAAGGTAGATAAATCGCATATCGAAATACACGATACAGAAACTACTGAAGCAACGTTTAAAGACAGTTCTAAAACCGTTACAAAACTTGAAAGCAATACTAAAATAGTTGATGTTTCGCAAAGTGATGAATTAGTTATAACTCCGATTGATAGCAGTAAGGAATTTTCAGTTAATGGAGTAAAATACAAAGGAGTTGTTTTAAAGGCTAAAAAAGTTAGAAACAACATAACTACCGATAAATCAATAAACGTTGCTAAAACAAGCCAAAACGATGTAAAAAAAGCATTAAAGAATGAAACTGCAAAGGAGGCAATTATAGATACCAAAGAAAGCGATAGGGGTTTTAATTACTTATCGCTTTTATGGTTGCTAATTATTCCAGTTATTTATTTCGGCTATCGAAAGTTTAAAGGGTTGCCGTTGGTTTAAAAAACGATTAAATTTTTTTCTCGTAATGCTTTTTTAATTTCTTCTGTTATTTCTGTAACAGTTTCACTTTTATACTGATTATCAGATATTGGAGTATTATATTTTAAATGATAGCTAACTCTAAATCCGTTAGATAAAGTTTCGGCACAAATAGATTTTGTAAACCAATCCCATTGATTTGTAACTGAAAGTTGATACCAAGGTTCTTTTTGTTTTGATAAATCAACGTACTGTGTGCTTCCTAATATTTCCATAATTTTATTTTTTTAGTTTAACTCCCTATTGGGATTTTAAGGTTAGTTCTTCAAATTCTGAAAAGTAATATGCATTTTGAAGTATATGTACACTTTCGCATACTTTCTCACTTGGCAATTCATATCCTTTAGAAGTTTCTGTAATATGAAAATTGTTATGTTTTGGAACAGTCCAATAATGTATATCATCCCATCCCATGTGCTTCTCAAACCCAAAATCCAAAAACCATTGTTCAGTTAGTGGGATTCCAGTAGCTTTTACATCAGAGGATTTTCTTAAAGTTATTATAGTTATAATTTTGTTTGATGTTGTAGAATAAACTAAATTCCCAATTCGCAAATCACTTGCTTTTATTTTTCCCATAAGTTTTATATTTGCTTCGGATATTCCGAAAGGTTAGTTATTTGCGTTGTAGATTTCAACTGCTTTTTTAATTGCGGATTCGGTTGCTAATTGTCGGGTTTTAAACCATTCTAAAACTAAAAGCAATCTGTCGTTTTTTTGCTGAATATCATAGCTAAAATTATTTTCATTAATAACACTTCTAACTAATAAAACTACATAAATCCCAACACTGTCAAGCCATTCGATGATATAAGCGTTTTGGGTAATTTTAGACTTACCATCAAACACCATAGACCAAGCAGGGTGTTTAGTTTTTTCAATCCAGTTATAAAAATCTATTTTTGCTTGTCCTTCCTTTTTACAAATTGTTTAAATGCGTTAATTGGTTTTCGAGGGATTGGATTTGGTCATATATAATTTCTCTATCAATTACTTTTAAAATTTCATTCAACAACTCAATACGGTTATTTAAATCTATTTTAGCGCATTGAATAGCGCTTGCAAATAAACATCCTATTGAAATGTATTTATTAACTAACTCATTTGCCAATTCTATATCTCTATCACTCATAATTTATGTTTTTTCAGCAAGTCTATGAACTCGCTTTCGGTTACTTGGGTTAAAGTTTTATCTTTTCCGTTCCAAATTGCAAATTCGTAAAAATTAAAAGCAAAATGAGAGTTTGAATGTTCATCATAACGAAACGGATAATCGGGGCTTTCTTCATCCTCCCAAATATCTAAACCATTATCCATACACAATTGCTTCATTCTATCGCATTGTTCCTGACTTTCCATTGGAACGTAAACGTTAAATATTGTATTTTTCATCACTTTATATTTTCTAAGTAGTTGTTAATTGTGCTATCTATCGAATCTTTCATAATTACATCTTCTGAATAATGATTAGACCAAAATGAACTTTCTTTCAACTCACTTCGCAAAGCCTCTATGTTCTGTTTTGTGTGTTCTTGCATTTGCTCTTTTTGCCAATTTGCACCCGCAATAAATCCATCATATTTTTGATAGTCTTTATAATATCGTTCTTCTTCATCTATAGGTCTGTCGTGAGTAATATTTGCATATTCTCTTGACGCTTTTTCTATTTCTGCACTTAATATCTTACTCATTGTGTTTTGGGTTTAGGTTGTTAATTCTTAAATTCTTTTAAGTTTTCTTGTCCGAATTTCCAATTATTAATAAATCCGTTTTCATCAACTTTTATTATAATATAATCGCCATAGCCACTATCTTCTATTGCTAAAAAATCAGGTACATACCCGCTTTTATGTAGAATACTTTCAGTTTCGTCTTCGCCCATTAGATAATAATCCCCATCGTCGCAAACTTTATAATGAATATCGGCAGTAACGCCTTGCTTCCAATTTCTAATTTTTCCAGTTTCAATTTCAATTATCGGAAACCAATCATCTTCATCTTTTACTCTACAGGGGATTAAATCGCCATTTTCATCTTCAACACCATCTACGGTAGCATCTTCCCAATATCGAACACCTGCTCTAATGTGAATACTTTTAACTTCTACTTCAACTTCTTTTTTAATTTTTACTTTCATAATTCCTATTTGTTATTTCGCCATAAGGCAGTTAATGTTTTGTTTGATTGTGATTTTTGATAAGATATTAGTAAGGTATTGGGAACCATTTGACTACATTTTCAATCATATAATCACTATCGCTGTACCAATCTAAAAAATGAGAGCCGTCCATTGTTCCTTCGTAAACGGTAGCTAAATAAATAGTTCCGTCTTTATCTTGCGCGACAACTTCATCGCTTCTTTTTCCATCCCATTCGCCTGTTTTATAAGCGTTAGGAGTTCTGTCTTTAACTGAAATCCATGTTTTTTCCATAATTAATTATTTTAAATTTTCAGCCAAACTAATCAACTCGCTGAACTTAATTCCTAAAGTATCAGATATTCGTTGTAGCGTTTCTATACTCGGTGTTACTTTCCCAGTTTCAATCAAACTCATTTGGTTTTTGCCTAACTTGAATTGCCATTGTTTTAGGTTTTGTTCTTCACGTAGTTGTAATATTGCTTTTGGTAGGTTCATTTTGATAGCTTTTTAATTTCGTCTATTATTCTTTGGCGTGAAGTAAACCCTTTTGTTTCTGATAATAGATATTCTAATCTACTAATTAAAACTTCTTTAGGTTCGTCTATTAATTCGACTGTTATTTTTGTTCTACGATAACTTAAAAAGTTAACCGAATTTGGTTCTTCTCTTTTTAAATTACTAATATCGTAACCGCTTATAGTTTTATAAGTTTCAAATTCTGTTTTCATAATCTTATCTTTTAAGTTTATGATAAAGTATTTTATCATATTTTAGTTTCAACAAATCTACAACTAAATTATTTACCTTGCAATAGGGAAAGGTTATTTATATTCAATCTAAACAGAACCCCATTGTTCAGCCATAGCTTTAGCAATTCCCAAAAAAGTTTTTGAACTATCTTTTTGACTTATATTTACATAAGTAAATTTTTGACCTCTTTTTTTACCTCCTGTATTACTTGGCAAAAAAGGTTTGTATTCTGAAATAAAATATGTATGCATTAATGGGGGTAAATTTTTTAACCATAAATAAGTTTTTTTACTAAATGGATGCCCGTGTTCGTACGGCTGTATAATATCACTTGGTGTTGGTAAACCTACTATTTTTAATGGTAACGGATTTTCTATAGCTATTTTATCAATAGGAGCGTTTAATAATTTTAAAAAAAAATCTTTAGCTTTAGTTGCTAAATCTAAACGTTCTTTTGATATATTACCAGAAGTTGGGTACATCCATCTCGCTCCTGCTCTACTCATATAAGTACATGGGGGGTGCGCAATCATCATATCATACTTACCACTATAAGCTTCTTTTAATGCATCTCCTACAATATGCCATTCAGGCTTACCACCACTACATTCTTGTAAGTCGCAACTAAAAGCTTCATGTCCTAATTCTCTGAAAGCTTTTGTAACTTCTTGGCTTTCTTCACAGGCTACTAATATCTTCATAATTCTAAACAATTAAGTTTACTTTCGTAAATCTCAATAGTCCGAGTGATATAAATTACTTCTACTTCGATACGTGGCGAATTATCAATTTGTAAATCTAAATCAGTTAAAAACTTATTAAGTTTTCTTGACTTATATTTTCTATGTGTTTTCTTTTTTATAAGTTGCTGTACTTTAAATTTATCTAATAGGTACTTCCCTTTAGTCATTTCAAATCCTAAACGTTTGCATTTGTCTGTTAAATGCTGTCTGTTAACTCCTAAATGTTTAGCAAGTTCAGTAGTCGTTATTATTTCTTTTTGTATTAACATAATTCGTTTGCGTTTACAATTCTACGTACAAACCCGAAGTCTATATCGCAGAAGTCTGATATGTTTCTGATTGTGTACATTAGAAAAGGGTTAATTACAATTTATTTTAATATGTCTATCGTATAACACAATACTACCCGCTACCGAAACATTCATACTTCTTTCGCCCTCTAAATAAACAATTTCTTGACAATGTTCAATCGCTTGTTTTGTTAGTCCATTATCTTCAGCTCCGAGTAAATAACAGCCTTGTTTTGGATGTTTAAATTTATGTAATGGTATTGCGGTTTCTGTAATTTCAATTCCAATTAATTTACATCCATAAGGTCTGTGGTCATTAAAATCAGTAAAGTCTTTATATTCAAATAAAGGAATATGTTTACTGCTATTCATTGTGTCGGAAGATTGTATTTTAAATCTCGCTCCTATTATAAAAATAAAGTCAGCATTTAAAATTTGTGCAGTTCTATAAAGTGTGCCCCAATTTTCAGATGTTTTAGGGTTTAAAATTCCTATCCCATAATATCCATTTTTTTTCATAATGTTAATTTTAGTTTTTCAAATTTACAAATTAATTCAATACCCTTTACAAAGGGTTGGTTATTTATATCGTTTCTAAATAGACTGCAACGCTTTATAATGATAATCTTTGTTTTTCTGAAACTCCAACCATTCAGAATAAGTTATTTTTTTCTCAAACATTTCGCCAGTTACTTTATGAAATGCCCGTAAAATTAAAGGCGTGTTTAATGGTAAAACAGGCACGTTTTTAATTTCAGCTTTCTTTGCCATAGTTTTATAAATTATTTAAAATAAAATCTCTTTTTTCTATAGCATCTTCTATATTTTTAAAAGTGCCAAATGTTTTCTTTTCTCCATTAATACAAATTCTAACTAAAAATGAATTATTATTAGGATAAATACAAGAATAACCACTTTTATTAGTATTATCTTTAGTGCTATTAACCCTATTGGTAACTAACTGTAAGTTTTCTAATTTATTATTTAACTTATTATTGTCTATATGGTCAACAACTATAACAAATCCATTAGGCTTATGATTTAAAAAAGTAATAGCCATTAATTGATGAATGCTAAAAGATTTATGCGAACTATCATAAGATAAATTAACTTGAAAATAACCAGATGTGCCAATTTTAGGTTTTAACCTTTTATTTGAAATTAAACTTAAAACGTTTCCTAAATTAGAAACCCTGTATTTTCCTTCATAACCTTTAATATCTCTAAAATATTCCATAAAAGTAAAAACCACCAAATCAAAAGGTCGTCGTCTTTATCAATGGTGGAATTTTATAATATTGTTATTTAGGCGACGACTCCTATAAAACAAATATAAACATATTATTTATATATACCTAATTTTTCATTAAATAAAATTCTTAAAGATAAACGTTCGTATTTTTCAAATTGTCTATTTTGTGATTTTAACCAATTAATAATTTCTTTGCATATAGAAATTTTAACCTTTATATCTTCAGAAGTTAATTTTATACACTCAATCGATTTAAGGCTGTTTAAATGACTTAAATAATCTTCCCCATATAAACTTATAATACCATCTTGATAACGCAATGTATCGCCTGATTTCCACATATTAGAGTGTTCAGACTGAAGCCAAATATTTTCTAAATGAAATCGCAATGTTTCATTTGCTCCAACTCCAATATAATGCCCTGCATTTTTTTTGCCATTAAAAGAACCCGTAGCAATACAAGGGTGTCCTGCATCAATCAACCTAACTATTAAATTTATTTGTTTTTGTAAATCAGATTTCCATTCTGAAAGTGTCTTTAGTTTTTGCCTTAAATCGCTTTTAAATGCTTTTTCTTTTACAGTATGGTTTTTAAGTTTTCTTTTTGCAAACTCTATTTTTCCTCTTTCATCTGTTGTGTAGAAAGCATATCTACAAGCCGAGCAAAGACCGTGTTCTCTATTTAGCGTTTCAATTCCGCATCCGATAAAACCAAAAGCAATTCCGATGCCTTTACATTTTTTAGGTTTATTTTCCATAGTTTAAAAGTTTGTTTAACCATTCAGTAATTTTACTCATTCTTAAAGTATTTTCGTTATCGTGTTCGTGCTGATGACAATCTCTACATAAAGTAACTAAAAGATAATCGGGATATTCCCAAGCCTTTTTATTTTTTAAGTATGCAATATGGTGTACTTCAAGTCTATTCTCAAAGTTATCGGCTAAACATTTAGAGCAAACAAAATTATCTCTTAACATTATTTCAGCACGTTTTTTTAACCAAGCTGAAGTTTGTAATTGTTCTTTATATTTCATTTAAAATGGTGGTTTTTCGTTATTATTTTCCCAAGGTAAATCACTATCAAAAACAGTCTTTACATCTTCAATCGATATCATTGGAAACGGACTGTTTTCTGTTTCTAAAGGTTGTTGTATTGGTTCTAATAAATTTCTATCTTGTACATTACCACCACGATAATAATAACGTCCTGATGGTTTATGATATTCAAATTCTACTGCTCCGCCAATATCTCCCTGAAAACTGTATTTAGTTTTTAAGTTAGTAAAGGTTGTAAAAGTTTCTTCCCCAAAATTACGGTAAATTGAATAACCATCGTGAGCCTGATTTCTAAAGTCCGCAGAACCAGAAACATCGTATAAAGTTGGTTTCTCATAAACTCCGTTTTCTTTTTTCATTTTAGTAGGGTGTGCAACTACGATAATTAAAACGTTATTTTGTTGAGCAAACATTGTTAAACGTGAAAGAACCCGTGTTATGTTTTCTCTTTCGCTTCTATTTCCAGTAAATTCAACTTTATTCCAAGCATCAATTACAAAAATATTAATACCGAATGAATAAATTTGCTCTTTGAATTTATCAAAAATCCAATCCCAAGTAGCAAACTCGCCATTTTCAGGACTTGTTAAATATAGTTTTTGTTTTGCCCAATCGTGAAACTGCATAACTTCTAATTTACTGCATCGTGGCGTTCCATCAATATCATAAAAGTAATTTTTACCAATAGCCTTTTGTACAAATGTACTCATGTGTAATTCCATTGGTTGGTGTTCAGGACTAAAAAAACTTGCCTTAATATCGTTTTCTAAAAGATAGTTTAACACTAACCATTCTGTAAAGTTTGATTTACCATGTGATGGTATTCCAGTGCTGATACATAAGTGACCATACATTAATTTAAAAATATCGTTAAAGTTTCCGAATGATTTGTTTTTAACTGTTATACAACTCGGTAAACCGTTATTGTGTAACTCAATCATTTTGTCAATTAAATCAGAAGTTGAGAAAGTTCCTGAAACTGGATATTTCTTTTTATTGTTTATTGACTTTTCAAGTACGCCATTTATTAAATCGTCGTTAGCATCTTTACTTTCAAATATTACTCTTTCACATCTGTAACGTCCTAAACGTTGTGCTATCTTTTCAGCAACTACATTTCCGCTTGTGTCGTTATCGGTACAAATATAAAACTTCTTAATATCGGTTAAATATGGCTCGGAATTAATCCAATAGTTATCATTATCGTTTGCTCCTGATGGTAAAGAAACTACATTTTTAATCCCTATTTCGTAAAGTGCTAATACATCAAATTCGCCCTCAACAATGTAGGCTTCGTTTTCTCCTATTATTGAATTAATATTGTAAAGTATTGGTTTACCGTTTTTGCTTTGCGTAAACTTCTTATCTCCTGAACGATATTTTTTGTTTACAACTGTATCGCCCTCAAAGAAATTAAATACAATATTATTAACGTCTTTTTGTAATTGTGGTTGATATTGTTTTTCTTCTGTAACGTTAAAGTGCTTTAAAGTGTATTGGTTAATTTTACGTGCTTCACAATATTTAACCATACCATCCGAAAGCGTTGTGTAATTTTGCCAAGTTTGTTCAGGCAAAGTGTAATTATTTTGAACTATTGACTTTTGAATACTATCTCTAAAGAATAAAGCATCACAACCAGTATTAAAGCATTTTGCTATTCCGTTATTAAAATTAACGTAAAGACTTCTATCAGCTTTATTTTTACGAGTATCAGTACAAGCTGGACACTTCAATTTTTGAGTTCCAGTATTTTTATTGCTTTGGATTAAATCCCAATTTTGTATATTACTCATAATGCGTTTTTATCTATTTTAATTCCGTTTTCGTTTATGTAGTAATTATCGTTTTTTGGTTTTTGTATTTGGATTAAGTCATTCCAACATTTTCCATTTAACCAAGTCAAAGGATTTTTTCTATATTGTTTATCAGGTGTTGATAAAACATATTTTTCAACCACGTTTAAAATTAAACCAATTTCAGTATCGGTAAGTTTTAAGAATTTAGCCTTTGATTTTTGAGTATCTACTTTCTTATCATATAAATTCCAAAATCGGTCAAAAGATATTTCTTTTCTTTTCTTTTCTTCTATACTCTCATCTTCTCTTATGGCATCACTTTCGCATTGCGGATTTGATGCGTTCGCATTGCGGTCGCATTCATCCTTTTGTTTACGGTACTTTTCCCAACGCTCTTTTGCGTTTTTACTGTTTTGTTTACTTGTATCTTCAAAACCGCTTAACTGTTCATTTAAAAAATCAATACAAATAAAATCATTTTCAATACTAAATATCCCCTCTTTTATAAGCGAATTTAATGCGCTCGCATTACCACCGCATAGCTTATTTATTGCAAGTTTTAAAGGAACATCACCAAGCCTTGACCAATACATACTACATAGGTCAATAAATAATCCTTTATCCTCTCTTGAAAATATTTGAATATTACCATTTTCCCATTGGTTAGGTTCAAATTTAAAATACGGTAACTCTTTTGCCATCTTTATAAATATTAAATTAAACAGAAAACCCTAATCATTTGCGAGGTGGAAGCAAACTTTTAGGGTTTATGGGTTTCTGTTCAATCTCAATCCGAATTCAGAAACCAGTATCAAACCGATTTCCACCTCGAATTGATATTACAAACCTACAACAATAATACGATATAAACTAATAAAAATCAAAAAAATTGCTCAATATTTTCACTTATTTCTTCTTTGCTAATTTTAAGCCAGTTAATAACAACGTTTACAACCGAATTATATAAGTCACTAAACTCTGTTTCATCCATTTGAGCAAACGATATGCTTTTAGCACGTTTAACAGTCTGTCCTTTGATGTTTTCAGTTAATCTAAAGTAACCCGCTTCGATTGTTAAATCCTCTCTTAAATCCTCTATATTAGAATAAACATCTTGATTGTTGTAAACTAAATTTAGTAAAGCAAAAAACTTGCGATGAAATTTTACGTTTCGTGGTTGCTTAAAATCATATTCGTAAAGTTCATTTACTTTAATCTTTTTAGCTTTCTCGTAGTCGCTATCGTATGCGGGTTTCAGCGTTCCGTTAAGTTGCTTTACTAAATACAGTTTCATATCCTAAAATGGAAGCCCATCAGATTCATTACTTGCTCCTAAAGTAGCTGGTGGATTAAAAGCACTATCTACATTTGCTAATTCTCCAAGTTTCTCAATTCTCCAACCTTGAATGTCATTAAAATACTTTGTTTCTCCTTGTGGGTTTACCCATTCACGACCTCGTAAATTGATTGATACTTTTACATTATCGCCAACTTTGTAGTTATTTAGTAAATCGCATTTGTCTTGCACGAAGTTGATGCTGATAAACTGTGGATATTGCTCTTCAGTTGCTACAACTAATTCCTGTTTTTTAAACGTTGCTCCAACTTCTACGATTGGATTTAATACTTTGATTTTTCCTAATACTTCCATTTTATTTAATTGTTTAAAATTTTTACCGTGTTCCATTTGCCTCTTTTTGTTTTTACTTGAAAAAATAAAATAGGTTCTTTATTTGCGTTTTTAAGTTTTTTATGTGAAACATAACGCTCTTTATTTCTTTTTAGTTTTCTTAAACTATTGCCACTATCGTAGCGTTCAATTATTGGGTTTATTAAAATCCCATCTTTGAAAATTTTAACATAGGGTTGGTTTTGCATAATTATCTATTTTTAAAATTGTTTTGTCGTTTGTCGTACAAGTACGTTTGTAAATCTTTTTTAGCCTTACGCTCTGCTTTTTTAAGTTTTAAATAAACTTCGTCGTTTCTGTTTTCTTCATACTCATTTGCTTCACGGACTTCTATGTGAGTAAATGCTTGTCTAACTGTTGGACTTATTTCATTAAACAATTCCTCTCGCATTATAGCAAATATTTCTTTTGAACGTTCCATTACGCATTAACTGTATTAAAATTGTCTTTTAAAGTATTCTTCAAATTTTTAGTAGCCACCTTTTCAGCAGCTGTAAATGATAAATAAGTTTTACCGAGTTCGTCTAAAGTTTTACACGCTTTTAAACGAGTTTCTAAACGTGGAATGTCAATCTTTAATTCTGCTTTAGGTTGTGGTGTTTCAATCTCGTTTGAGTGTTTTAAATCGGTATCGTCAATCTTACCTACTGGAGTTAAGAAAGTATAAAGCAAACAGTTTTTTAAAGCGTATGTAGTTGCTTTTCCTGCTCCTTTGTCTTGCGGGTCAACACCGTGACCGTAACCCATTAATTCAATACTTTCTCCGCTTGTGTGAAGTAGTAAGTATTTAACAGTTACTTTAGTAAAAACTGATTGTTTTTGGTTTGGAGTTCCGTTATACATTTGCTCCCATCTATCGATTTGGGTTGTTTCCTGAATATCGATAGGCATAATACAAAGACCGTTTCTTTGTAGTGCATCGTTAAAAACCTCTTTTACGTCTTGGTCTTTAGTGCCATCGTAAGAACTTGCTCCAGTTCCTACTTTGGAGTTTTTCTCCATTCCTTTAACTTCTGCCATAACTTTAATTATAGCCGTTGCAATGTTTTCCATAATATTATTTTTAATGGTTAATTAATTCAAAGATAAGCAATTAATCGTTTAGATTTATTCTAAATTGACTTCTATTTGGTTAATATGCTCTTCCATAGTCATAGCCATTTCAGCTATAAACTCTTTGTGGCGTAGTAATTCCTTTTGCAACGCTTCGATTTGTAACGCTTGGAATATTTCAAGGTCTGTTTTTGGTGTGGTTGTGTTCCCCATTGGTTAGTCTTTTTTAAGGTTAATTGTCTAAAGTTTCAAATAATTCTGCCATTTGAATAACTTCTTTAAATAATTGTAAATGTGTTTCTTGTCCTAATTTCATATAATTAATACATACTTCTAAGTCAACATTACAAGTGTCTTGCATAAACTGAAACATATACTCTGTTGATTTGTCTTCAGCATCACATAATTGATGTACAGTTGCTAATTTTAGTTTTGTTATATATCTCATATTTCCTATTTATTTAAAGTTACTATTATTAAAACAACACACAAAGCTATTACTACATAGCAGAACTTTTCAAGTGTGTTGACGATTATTTTTTTATCGTTGTTTGTTATCTCAATAAATTTTTAATGTTAGTTAATTTGTTTTTCAAATAATCGTTGTCAATAGCGTTTGCATAATCGCTTAACTCTTCAACTAAACTTTTCAATTCTGAAATAGTTGTAGTCTTAATAATTGTTTCGTTCATAATTTTATGATTTAGTGAAGTGTCCTTCGGTTGGTTCTTTATAATCTTTTACCATTTCGGTAAGTCTTTTAATACTACCAGCGGTTAAAACCGACCTACCCACTTGCGTATAGTAAACGGTTCTTTTATTTCCGTCCCAAGTTGTTTGCTCGTATGTTTTAATTTCCATTTTTCTTTGGTGTTAAATGTTCTTTGCAAATTTCGTTTATTGATTCTTCAATCTCGGTTATCTTGTCTTTAGGTAATCGTC